CAATCTTTAGCATAAATCTCATAATCCTTAAGCATTGCATTAGGAGTAAAACGTGTCACAAATGACAAACCACCTGTATTTTTAAGCTCACGTCTTAGGTCTTTGACATTTTGTTCAGCTGTTTTGAGTTTAAGTCCCCATTCAGCCAAAGCCATATCTTTGGTTTGCGCTTTGGCAAATTTACTTGCTTCTTCAGTTGTTGCTTTTAGCTCATTTTGTAGTTCTTTTAGAGTTTCAGCATGGTCTTTTGCTGCTTTTTTTGCCACATCATGACTATCAACTAACTTATAAATGGCAATTCCGGTAAGAACTGCTAAACCAGCTGGTCCACCAACTAAAGCCAATGCACCTTTTAATAATCCGGTAGCTGTTGCCAATATCCCCATTTGAACCGCAGCAACTTTAGAAACTTGGCTCATCATAGCTATTCCGGTAATGGCCGACTTCGTAGATAAAGACAATTTAACAAGAAATGCTTGTAAATACTCAACTCCACCTTTTAATAGCTTGATGCCTCCCAATATAGCTGTTGAACCAAATCTTGTGGCAAGTAAAGTTAGCGCAACATCAGCATGTTCAGCTAGTAAAAATAACGAGTTAGAAGCTAAACTTACAGCAGTTGCTAAGGTTTTGCCTATTGTATCAGCAAGAGTTCCACCACTTTCAACCAACTCATTAAAGCGAGTAAAGGTAGATTTTAGCGCTTCATTTAATCCGGCTTGACCAATCTGACGATAGATCTTTTCAAAGCTATCCTCAATATTGGATAATACGCCATTCATGGTTTTCATTTGCTCGGACATTGCACCAGCAAAATTAATATCACCAAGCGAACGAAGGTATTTTTCAATTTCGGTAGCATTTTTCTGAACAGTGGTCGTTACACCTTGAAAGGTAAAACTCACTTTTTCATTTTCAGCACGAGCTTTAATACCGAAGGTTTTAAGCCTTTCAAACTCGCCAACGGTAGCTGCCGCAACTGCATCTACAAAATCTTTAATATTCTTACCAAAAGCAGAAGCAGTATTACCATAAGAGGTAAGAGCCGCTTCAGACGGATCTAACCCCAAGGCTTTTAAGCGAATAAATGCCTCAACTATTTCATTAAGCTGATAAGGTGTATCAATAGCAAACTTCTCAATTAATGCAAATGCTTGTTGAGCTCCTTGGGCAGAACCTGTAACAGTTTTAAGAGATCCTGACAGTTGTTCAAAAGATTTATTGGTGCTAAAAATAGCTGAAAATGTGTTTTTTAATCCCTGAAACCCAAGGTATGCACCAAATAATGCTGTTCCTTTACGAATTACATCATTAAAAGTGCGAGCAGTTGCATCTAGAGTCTTTAAATTATCATTGGCCGGTGTAATAACATTAGTAATCTGCCGAAATGCTCTCTCACCATCAGCTCCAAGGCTTTTGAATTCTTTACGTACCTTATCGCCACCAACTGCTGCAAGCCGTATGCTTAAATTTTTTACCGCACTCATGATTTTTCCTATAAAAAAAACCCGCATCAGCGAGGCTAGATTTGTAATTGAAATACAAAACTTGTTATTTTGGCAATCTTAATATTGCTGTTTCATCTTCACTATTTTCTGTAAAAGCATTTGTTTCTTTTAACATGTCATTTGCTTGTTGTATATTACTCCAATTAATAGATTTTGTGTACTTCTGAGCAAAATCTATCGTTTTTATAAATGCATCTGTAATCCCATTATGAGACAAACCCTTTAATGACATTAAGTAATTAGATCTATAAACAGTTGGAATAATGATCCTTTGTTCATCATCTGCTATTAATTCTGCATTCATCATTATTCTAGACAATCTGCCATTACCATCATCAAAAGGATGTATCTCTGATATCATAAACATCATAAACACAGCTTTACTAAAAGCATTATCTAATTTTTTATATAACTCAAATCCTTTTTGTAGTGTTCCTTCAATCAAACTTGGTTCAACAAATATCGTTGATCCTGCTTGGTTTTTACGTTGTTTGAATACTCCTGGATTTTTATTTGGACGGCCAATCATAATTTTTTTATGGCGTTCCTTTAGTAGCCCAATTAAATCATCATAATTTTTAGGAGTTTTTTTCATCTCTTGCATATCAGCAATAACATTATATGTTCCTGCTATATCGTGAGCATCCTCAGGTCTTTGTTCTGGAATTTTATTTTCAAATACAATTTCCATTGCATCTTCAACAGGAAACTTAGTGCCTTCAATATAATTTGAAAAATAAGCTTCATAAAAACAAAGTACAGAATTTGAATTATCTGTTGTTTTTCTAAATATAGGTGCTCTTTCTTTTAATGCTTCATACAAAGATGTAAAAAGAAGAACTCTATTTGGATCAAAAGCAATTCCTTGTGAACGAGATATTGCAACAGGACTTATTAAAGAAGTTTCATGAGTATGTAATAAAGCTCCTATAATTGCATTTATTTTCTCAAACTCTGTTTCTAAACTTAATTTAGGTGCTAAATTACGCATTTCACCCCGTAATTTATTAATACCATCTTCTCCATTTGTCCTGATATATGCATCTAATTTTTCTTCCATTTCTTTTTGAGAAAGGTAGCGACTATCAATACTTTTTTCTCTTCTGGCCATTCTCATATTTTCAAGAAATTTACGAGCAATAGATGGTAAATATAAATTTCCCATAAAAGGCGTATCTGTGTCTTGAACTGATGCTCCTAATCTCGGATAAATAGTATAATCACCTACAGAAACAGGACGATAACTATCTGAAATAATAAATATTTCTTTATGTTTTGTAGGTTTCATTTCTATTGCAGTTCTATCTGCTACAATAGCTCCTGGAAATAAAAGACCAACAATTTCCCATAATCTTCGATGCACAATTTTGTTAATATCTTCATCCATATTTGAAGTATATAATTTACCGACTATTTTACGTGCCAGCCCTTGTTGAACTAAACGAGTTATTTTATATGAGATAGATTTATCTGATATAAAAACTTCAGGTAATTGATCTTTATTCATAACACAATCCTTTCTTATTAAATTATGTTATGTAAACTTTTGTAAATTATCAAGTTAAAAATGCAAACTTTTGTTAATTTTAATCGCTTTTTTGCAAACTTTTGTTAATTTAAGTAGATGCAGCTGATAATTGTGCAAACTTTTGTTAATTTTAGAGGTGTTTTTGCAAACTTTTGTTAATTTTGAATAGCAGAATCAAGTTCTGCAAACAACATTCTTATTTTCTAAAAAGCAATAACGACTTTAATGCTTTGATTTAATGTGTTTTATATAATTTGTTTTACATTTTTTCAAAGGACTTTTGATATGAATTTTACACTTTTCCAAAGGAGTTTTCTAAATTATTGTTATCAAGACCACATTTCATCCCATAAATACCAATCGGTAACAGTTCACTTATAATTTCCATCTCAAATCCTAAGTTACGAGCAATTTCTAATGCTAAAACCAAATCAGGCTTAGGAAGTTTTAATAAAACCTCCCAAGCTTGATATCCTACATCTGTTTCTAAGGCTGTTTGAGTGTATTGGCACTTGTGGAATGGGCAGAAGTTTTTTCCTTCGCCACATCCTTGACAATAACTTCTCCCGTCACCAAAGTGCCATTTGGCTCGGGAGTATAAGCGTTTTTTTCTGCTTCAATTATTTCATGCAAGCCACAATATTGATGACGAAAGTTTTCTGCAATAGCCCAAAAGTTCGAGAAAAGCTCGTCAACCTTACTTTCATTTAATGGCGCAATTTCATCTTTTTCTGCATCCATAACACCATTCCATTCTAAAATACCGGCAATTCCTAAGCCGATAAGTAAGAATTTATCAGCCAAAGCTTCTCGTTTTATAGGATTTTCAATATCGGCAAGCGAATTATCTTCAATTCCAGCGGATTTATTTGCCTGATAAACTTTTGCAAGTTCAGATAACTTGGAGTTCATATATGCTTTTGCTTCATAAAATACAGCAGAAGTGCAAGGTTTTACCTTAACTTTAACTCCATATCCTAATTCTAACCAATAAGGCTCTTTATTTACTTTTAATCGTATCATTAGTAACTCTCCACATCATTTACTAGAGTAACAGTCATCATTTTATCCAAGTTTTGGTCTTTGGCTCCTTGGAAATCATATGAACACTCAATTCCACCTGGGCCATCAACAGAACGTTTAGGTTTTGGCAAATAAACTTCATGACAAGTTATAACCAATTTTAATGTCTCTGAAAGCTGATAACCAAGCTCAATATCAACAGGAGTGCCACTTCTAGCCTTATCTAACAAAATATTATCAGCATATTTGGCCGAAATGCTTCCTGACAAGCTTGCAACACCTAAATCAATAGCTTCAACTTTTCCATCGCTACGAATTGTCTCAATTTTTTCAAGGTTATTGGAATAAGTAACACTGGCAGATGTAATATTAGCCAATAGCTCACCACCGCTTTTAATATATCCCTGAAACTGTGAAACTCTGGTATAATTAAATACTTCCGGAGCTGAGTTTATTGTGGTGGTAGCACCAGTTTCACCTTGAGCCATAAGATTTAATGTTACTTGAGCTTCACCGGAGCGCTGAAAATTAAAAGCGATACTATTAGCTCTAACACCCATAAATCTTATAAATTGAGGTATTTCCGGTAAACCAACTTCTATTGAGTAGCTAGGAATTGATGTTTTACCACTTTCAAAATCATGAGAATAAGCTCCATCCTCAGTTTCAGATGTTGTTGGTGTGCCAAATATTGCTTTTAACCATAACCCAATATTACGCATATCAACCGGAACAACCATGTCTCCATCAACATTAATAACATCTTGAAAAGGCTGTGTTGGATCACGACCTAAACCCAAAACATTTGAAGATATAAGACCTTGTTCACTATCTAATGAAGATGAGATAAAAGGTACTTGCCGATAATTAGTATCGGGTAATACTCCATATTCTTTTTCTTCTGCAATTAATAACTTAGCATTCCATCCGTATGCACGTGCCATTTTACAATCCTTTCTATTTAAGTGCGTTTGTTGTTGAATATTCTAAAACTACAGGAATAACTGCAGCTTTCATTGTTGGAGCTCCTTCGATATATTCCTCTATGATTTCAGGAGGTTTGGGATAAACAAAATCAGTTAATCCGGATAAAGAGACATCAGATGAGAGCAATTCAGCAATCTTTTCTAATATTGCATCCAAAGTTTTATCTCGGACTTCAGGATTTACTGCTTGAACAATGACCTCAAGCTCTGCTTCATGCTTAAAAATACAGATTGGAGGAGATAAAACAAACTCGGGCTCTCCTTGTTTTCCATCTCTCATAATAACAATACCGCTTTCTGGAATAGATTGTGGTAATGTTTCATTACGTTTTACAGGAATATCCAAGGTTTTAAGCCTATCAAATAAGGTTTGTAGAATATTTTCACGTTTACTCATTATCTCTCCAATTTTGTAAAATTAAACTCGGAACATTGTTTTGCCACTTAAGTCCTTCCGTTGCAAAGTTGATTAGTTTAGGCATTCTGACTTGAGGAACTAACCAAAATGCAATAATTGACTTACGTTTACGTTCATGAACCAATAATGATGCACCACTGCGCCTATAAATAAAGCGAAGCCTCGTGTTACGACTTCGCTCATATAGTTCCGGTGTCATTTTTTTACCTAGCGCACGTTTAGGAATTGCATCTGTTGGAATAGCAAGCCAAAATCCGTTTTTACCTCGGATTATGGTTTGATACTCAAATCCGCTCATAATTTTAGGCGCTTTTGAATAAACTAGACCTGCTGCGGAGATGCTTTTTTTCCCCTTGGGATAAACATCACCACGCCAAGTATTGGCTAGCCGATTACTTAATCCAGCTGATTTTACTTGATTGCGCATAGAGATTTTTAAGCCATCAGTAGCTGATTTTATTCCTAAAGTTACAGCTTTTGCTCCATTTTTGTATTCATCTTCCATATATTCGGATAGATTTCCATGTAACGCAGCACTTAAACGCATAAATCAACTGTCCATATAAGATTATGAATATCTTTCATTGGCTCCGATGAAAGATGAAACTTTCTACTGCTTGTTTCAATTTCATCACCGACCGCAAGTTCTGGAGCATCCGACACTCGTATTTGTAATTTTGCTGTTGGTGTATGGGTTCTAACATAACCTATTCCAACAACTTCATCTGGAGCAGATAACAAAAAAAGGACTGTTCGTCCCTTATAAATTGCTTTCTGCCCCAAACGATTAAACAAACTATTGACTGCCTTTTCCAGAGGGAGAACCATTTGTTTGTCCTTTATCTGTGCCAATAATTTTTACAAATCCCAACTTACTGAGCTTTTGAGCATCTTTTGCATCAATCTCGCCCTCTTTTCCTGATTTTATTTCTTTATCCTTAGAAACAACCACAGTAACTAATGCTTGTACCTTAGTCATATTTCCTCCTAACCAACAGTTACACATAAAGATGCATTTGGACGATATGGAACTACAAGCGGAGCCGATTGCAACAAAAGCCAACGAACACTAGGATCTTCCTCAATCCAAGACTTAGTAAAATAGCGACTTGCTGTCCAATTAGCTTTTTCATCATGAATTGCTCCATAACAACGAGTACCATCCAATCCATCTCTAGAGCCAAGCAAAACTGTTTTTTCAGGTAAAAGTTTCGTAGTCACACCTTTATCATCCACATAGGTATCATTATAAACCCAAATATCAAAATCTCCGATAGAACCAACATGGCGAGCTTTATTATCTTCAGATCGTAAAACCGGATCTATTGAAATAGAATTATTTGTACCTCTTCTAATATCTAAATATTTCTGTACAATTTCATTTGAACGAAAGATTTTCCAAGCGGCTGGATCCATAACGACTGTTTTTGCAACAACACCAGACTTATCTTGAACAGCAATAGCCCAATCCTCAATATTATCTACGGGATTTACGCTAGAACTTTCCCATGTCGCTGTTCCTGTTAAAACCCTAGTTAAATCGCCATCTCTACCAAAATCAACAGTTTGTGTAGGATATCCATCACCAGAAACAATAACTTTACCGGTTCTTAAAATTTCAGCAGCCATAACTTCTTCACGTCTAGTTAAATTATCCAACTGATCTTTAAGATGAGTAGCTAAAGCTCTTTCATATCTTTGAGACGGAGATAAAGAACCTCCAATAGTCTCTCCAGCTACTCGTTTATATGGAATATTGGCATCAAAACGACGCTTATCCTTAACATAAGCTGGCTTAAATGATTTGGTTTGATAACCAGTTCCATCTACAACCTTACCCGGCAATAATGGAGATACAAACGGAGAAATGCGAGGTTTACTATCAGTTACATCAAAAAAAATCTCCTCTTTATCTGATGTTTGAACATTTGGAAAAAATGTATCCAATAAAAAAGAAGGTGGAGTATGCAATCTCTCCACCACCTTAGATAACACTTGAGTTGAAAAAATATCCATTATTGTTTCTCCCTAATATGCTTGATTTGTTTTTACAAAAATATTTTTAGATCTGAGCTTATCGATTAATGTTGAAACATCAACACTTGCAGTCAATGCAGCCAAATTAAATTCTCCAGTTAAATACACAACCGCTTGTTTATCTTCACTTGAAGCATCAACATTTTCAGCTAAAACAGCTTCGGGATTATCTGCACATATTGTATATTTACCATCAGATTTGCTTAAAATTGTTCCGCGGTCATATTTACCTCCTGTTATTGTAACAAGAAATGAAACTCGAGGAAACTCACCAGCTAATAAAACATCTGATTTTGTTTCACCTTGATTTGTAAATCCTTGTACTGTCATTATTTAACCTCCGTAATAAATGCAGCTATACGAGATGCAACAGTTTCCGATGTTTCATTTTCTGTTTCGCAAGCTGGTTGAATATTTGGATTTTTAATATTTGCCATAGCTTTTTCAAAAGCATTTTCATTTGCAACAGGAATAGTATTTAAGATTTCTAAAATACCATCTGCAGATAAATCTGTTTTTGCAAGCAATGCTTGTGCCGTTGTCTCTTTGCCTTTTACAACATCTGAAGCAAAAACTTGAGCCATACGCTCTCGTTCAGCTTGTTTAATGTCTTCGGCATTAATAGTTGTGATATCACTCATAAATGTTTTCTCCGCAATAAGGTCTGAAATTATTCCCTCAAATGAGGATATGCCATCCGCCAGACCATTACGAACAGCATGTTGACCAACAAAAACATCACCAGCGCCAAAATTTTCCATGACATCTGTTGCTGAAATGTTTCGGTTACGAGCTACTTTATCTATAAAAACCTCTGCTAATTCATCAATACGAGCTTGAATTTTAGCTCTACCTTCATCTGTATTAATATTAGGACGTTTATTAGGACTTTGAGATGAAACAATTTCAATTGTCTTATTTTCATCATCTTTTTCAAAAATAGATACCACACCAATAGAACCCAATATCGCTGTATCTGATGCTAAAATTTTATCGCAAGCTGATGCAATCCAATATGCTCCAGAACAACAATAACCTGATGCATATGCAATAATTGGCTTTTTACCTCTAGCATTAAATATCATATCTGCAATCTCAGAACAGCCATTAACCTCACCACCAGGGCTATCAACATCTAACAAAATTCCTTTAATATTAATATCTTGCAAGGCTTTATTAAAATCTTGCGCTAGCAATTCATATGAAGTTGCTCCACATATTTTTGTAAATAAATTAGCATACCTAAATAATGGACCAGACACTCTAATAACAGCAATGCCGTCTCGAATTGAAACGGCATTTGTGTTTTTCATCTCTTTTCCTATTTCTCTAGCAACAGCTTCAGGGCTCTTTTTTGTATGATTTGCTATCTCCATCATTGTTCCCAACATCTCGGGAGTTATTGCCCAAACAGTCTTGTTTAATAGTTTCATACTTTTCCTTTCATAAAAAAAACTCTCATATTTGAGAGTTTTTTTAATAACTTATTTTTTTATTAATATTCATCAAAGCCTATTGGGACATACTCACCATGTGCATTATAGCCATAATCTATATCCTGATTACCAACAGCAACAGGTACATAATCACCATGTGCATTATAACCATAATCTATATCTTGGTTACCAACCGCAACAGGTACATAATCACCATGTGCATTATAACCATAGTCTATATTTTGATTCCCGGTTGCAACAGGCACATAATCACCATGTGCATTATAGCCATAATCTATATCCTGATTACCAACAGCAACAGGTACATAATCACCATGTGCATTATAACCGTAATCAATTCGTTCCCCATTTATTGCAACAGGAACATAATCGCCATGTGCATTATAGCCATAATCAATACTTTGTGCATATATATTTAACGAAAATAATGAAAAAACTGTCAAAAAAAATACAAATTTACGCATTTTAACTCCTTTGTTTATTTTATGTAGTATAGATATATACTTTTTAATTCTCAATATCATTTTTTTCGATACTGTCATTATTTGACATTTTTTCACTAGATAAAGTTAAACCTAATTCGGCAAGTTTTACTTTTTCTCTTGCTCTTTGTTCGAGAACTTCTTCCCAATCTAAACCTTGAGATGCACATTCAGCTTCAAGGGTTGATAGACCTATTTCCATCCTAAGCTGACAAGCTTGGGCCTCTTTTACAGGATCTACCCACCCACGTCCTGGTCCAATCCATTTACACCTCGTATAAGCATAGCGATTTTCATAAAAATCTGGAGCATCAACAAGTCCTTTATTTACTACTTCTTCAAGCCATAACTCATAAACAGGAGTAGCCCAATTATCAGCTAACCATTGTCTGCGGCCATTAAAAAATCGCCATGCTTCAAGCAATGCTGCTCGTGCAGATGAATAATTCGTTTTAGAAAAATCCTTCAAAAGTAACTCATATGGAATATTTAATCCTGTTCCAATATTTCTTAGAACATTCTCAATAAAACTTCCGTATGCTGAATTCGGACGGCTAGGAGTAAAAGGTGAAATTTTATCACAGGAAATATTGGAATAATAGAACCACCTTCAAGTTTAACTTTCCAATCTTTCTTAGCATCTAAATAATCTGTACCATTTCCACCAAACATTTCGTTTAAGTTTTCTGCATCCATTGGTGTTTCAATAAACGCCGCAATCATTGCATTAACTATTGCTGCCTGAAGTTCAGAGCGTTCATAATGATCAAGCATCTTAAACATTGGCATAATTGCTGTTAATATGGGTTTTCCACGAGTTTGGCCAATACGCTCAATATCATGAATATGAATAACTCTACGTCTTCCAAAGTCTGTATATGCTGGAATTCGCTCCCAATTATCAATATCAGCACCAATCCAATAATCTCCAGGATGGCTTTTCTTTATATTATAAGCAACTGGAGCTCCGTATTTATCAATTTCTATACCACCGCGCATATTTTTATTATCTGTTGTGTTTTGCGGATTTGATAATCTATCTGATTCTATTAACTGTAGACATGTTGAGAACTTTCTACCTTTTAACCATAAAGGCAAAACCAGTGCTTCACCATTTACTAAACAAGACTTAAAAACAAGAGTAGTTAAACCATGAAAATTCATTGTTTGAGATGCATCACATAAATTTGTTTCCGCCCAAGATCTCCATAGTCCTTCAACCTTAACTTGCCATTCTTCTTCCCATTCCTTAGTTTTGCCTAACAATTTATAGTCAGGTTTTGCCGAAAGCCTTAAACCTGTTCCTACAATATTATCATTCAATGTTTGAATAGCACCGCTAGCGACACCATGATTACGGCTTAAATCTCTAGAACGAGCAACAATTGTAGAAAGTTCAGGCAATAAATCATTATCGGCAGAACCCTTTGATGGTTTCCATGATGCTAATTCTCTTGCTGTCACAGATGCTGATGTATGTGATGTATCTGACATTAAAATACTACCTTTATAACTCGTCTTGATGCTCGACCTTCAACTTTACTTATTTGTGTTTTAAGCGCAGAAATATACTTTTCTAGTTGAGAAATATTAGTTTGATTATAGCTTGTTGAGCCAAAATTGCCAACCGATACACTAACTTCTTTTTCTCCAATCATCAGCTTATGGTAGGCTTCTTCTGCTTCCATTAATCGTTGTTTTAATACATCAATCATAGCCATGGATCATCAATCCTCATTGTTTGATATTGTTGTAATTTAGGTTTCTTGCGCTTAAATTCTTGTTTTTCTTGCACTTGGACAACAGGAATTTGAGTTTCAAGTTCAGCCCACATATTTTCTGAAAACCGATCTAGACCATAAATTGCAGCACCAACACGAGCATATACTCTGCAGTCTAAAGCTTCATTTCGTATTGTCGGATCTTTTTCCCATACAGGTTTAGGATATCCTTTGGTTATTCTCACAACCTGATGTTCAGAAGTAATTTGTTTGAAATACTCTTCGGAATACTGAGGAAAATGACAACGACCAAATTGTGAAGCATCATCTCCAATCCTTTCCATTTTAAGCCAACGATAAAATTCTGTTTTAATTACTGGACCTGATATATTCCAAACCTTTAAGCCTTTTTTCTTTGTATCAGCCTTAGATGTTGAAAGTATCATTGCTGTATCTCGGCTCTGACCTTTAATCGCAACAACAGTTCTTGGCGCATTTGCTCTTGCTCCATTTCCACCCCAACTGGCTTGAGTAAACTGCCTTACAAATGTATAAACATCTTGTGTTGCATAACCACTATCCACACACATAACCCTTATAGGAAGAGTTATTCCGCTTGCATGCGGATAATCTTTCATTAAAACATCTTCGAGCTTTCTCCAAACTTCAGGTTTAGCAGTATCTCCCATTAAAACTTGATAGTCGACAGACCAACTCTGTTTTTGACGTCCCCACGCAACAATCTCACATTCAATACGGTCTTTCTGAATATCAACTCC